ATGGCGGCGGTTGTTGGTGTAGGAAGGGAAACATATAAGAAACACGAACGGGGCGAATTTGATTTTAGATTAATGGAAATGTTAGCAATTCAAGAAACTATCAATGATAATTTACAAACAAATTTAACTCTAGATGAATTATTCAAAATGGAAAAAATCGTTTAAATGCGTTGTATGGAAGTTTTAAGCCATCAATGATAAATCATAAGGGCGAAATAGTAAAAGGGGCAAAATGAATGAATTTGCCCTATAGAATTAGAAAATAGAAAGGGAATTATATTATGAATAGTGTTCAATTATTGGGAAATCTTGCACGTGATCCAGAGGTGCGCTACACAAAAAGCGGTAAGGCAGTTGCAACATTCACAGTTGCTGCAAGCAATACATTTATTGACAGCAACAATGAAACAAAAGAACAAACTGCTTTTATTAATTGCGTAGCGTGGGGTAAGACTGGTGAAGCGGTAGGAAACTTACGAAAAGGCAATAGAGCGTTCGTAGAGGGTAGACTTCAAACACGTTCTTATGAAACACAAGATGGACAAAAGCGGTATGTAACAGAAGTTGTTGCTAATTTCGTAGGTACATCGTTAATGAATGGTGATGCTGGCACATCTAACTTTGATAGTTTTGAAAACGTAAATCAAGACGAAAACATTCCGTTCTAAGAGGAGTGAAGTATGAGTGTTGAAAAAATATATGCAGTTGATGCAATAAGAAAATTATGTGGAAACACTAAGTACAAAGAGGTGGCTAGAAGAAAAAAGTTTAATGGTACTTATGATTTTGTGTTTATTGCTGGTGATTATCTGTATGTTATGAATGTTGATTTAAGAAGAAAACGCACGAATACAGATGTTTACTTCAATGAATATAGTGATAGCCGTTCATGGTAAGGAATGAGTAACGATGCTGGTAAAAGATGAAACAAAATATTGCTGGTGTGTGGATGAAGTGGCTGGCGAACCACAAAATAGCATTAAAGAGGCTATCCAAGATTATTTGGAATACCAAAAAGATTTGTTTGGTGTATACGATAGTGATCATGGTTATTTTGGGGAATGTGATGTTGAGGTAGTAAGAGTTGGGCATCCTTATTACTACGTGCCTGAAGTAGATGGTGAACGAGCGATTTGGAATGTGCTTGATTACAACTTAGATGATGAAATTGCAGAATATTCAGATGATTACATGAAAGATGTTAAGAACGAACACATGGACGAACTAAGCGAAGAACTAACAAAAGTATTCCAAGCATGGGAAAAACGTCATGGGTACGAAAACAAATCATGGGTAGTGCAAGAAACAAAAACCTATCGTATTGAAGATTATGTAAAGGAGTAAGTTTTGATAACAAATGAAAATACTAGATGCGTGTTGTGGTTCTAAAATGTTCTGGTTTAATAGAGAACATAAAGAAACGGTTTACATGGATAACCGAACGGAAAACACGACATTATGCGACGGTAGGAAGTTAATCGTAAAACCGGATATAGTTGCAGATTTTAGAAAAATGCCTTTTGAAAACGAAACATTTTATTTAGTTGTATTTGATCCGCCGCATCTGGTAAGTGCTGGTGATACATCATTTTTAAAATTAAAATACGGAAAGTTAGGGCCGGACTGGAAAGAGGATATAAAACAGGGCCTTGCGGAATGTTGGCGGGTACTCAAACAAAATGGAACATTAATTTTTAAGTGGAATGAAGAACAAATAACCTTGCCAAAGGTGCGCCCGTTGTTGCCGATTGAACCGATTTTAGGGCAACGGCGCGGGAAAACAATTTGGCTAGTGTTTTTTAAAGGTGAATAAAAATGAAATCACCATGTAAGGGTTGTGAGTATAGAGTGTTAGGCTGCCATAGTACATGCGCGGCCTACATCAAATACAGTAGCAACAGAAAAAAAGAAATAGAAACCCGTGATATACGGGGCTATGTGTTTGGGTATGTAAAAGATAGCAATAACCGCATCAAGCGGCGTATAGGTAAATGTTAGGAAGGTGCAATATGAAGTTATTACAAATGAAGCGCAAGCAACAATATATAAAAGCGTATTGCATTATGTATATGTGGTACGTATGGGAAGAACATTGCGAATTTGTTTATAGCGTTGCTAGTGTATCGCCGGGGCGACGTCCTAGACCGGTAAAACGAAAACACGGGCGGCATTGCTTGAAGTGGTTGCGTGAAATTGATGCAATGAGCATGAATGATCTAACCTCTATTAATAGAGTGATAGCGGGGGATATGTGGTAAAAATGGAGTACTTAGAAAATTGGTTTGCGCTAGGTGCTTGCATATACAGTAGAAAAACCGCAGATGCAGCATTGGCCGCGCTAGGGTTAAGGAAAGAAATAAAACGAAAACCGGTATACCCAGAAATTGAAGCAAGTGCATTGGTCGCCTTGCGTGAGAAAGGTTTGAGCGTGCGACAAATTGCGGGTATATACGGCGTATCGTATACATTTGTTAGAAATCGCTTATTAGCTGCTGGGGTAAATCTTGAAAGAATGAAGCCAAAGAACAAAATTATCTATGAATATCAAAGGGGAATTGATAAATGAATGTAAAGGTAGATATGGGGAACGGTAGAGTTTTTACATGTGAGCAACTAGCCAGCGCGTTAACGCTGGTTATTGAAAACATGATTTTGAAACCAAAAGTAACGCAAGATAGATTTTTGATTACGCTTGAATACAAATACCATAAGGACGGCAAAACGAAACGATTGCGGCAAGCACTTTCCAAAATGGTAATGGAAGTATTCAATGGAACGGTTGAAGCGTACATATACCAAGTACGTGGACAAATAAGGGAAATTATTGTAAAAGGGGAATTATACGATGAAGAATGAGCAAAAATGGTTATTGAAAGAAATGTATGCCGAAGGGTATCGCGATATTAAGATCATCGGTGTATATGCATACTTTGTAAATCCTACATTTTTTGAAAATAGCGGCGGTTTTAAAGTGCGGGAACATACGCCACGTATTCCGTGTAGAGTGTTGGGGTTAAATCCTAATACACGTGAATATTCTATTGCAGCGTTGCTGGGTATCGTGGAATGGGAAAAGGTTCCAGTTGATACGCCAGTTATCGCAGAAACTGGACTTGTAAAAGCTAAACTTTACTTTGCAAAATACGAAAATGGCCGCGTATATTGTTTTAGGGGTGGCAAAACGTCATGGACTAGTTTAGGCGATTATTACTGGGTGTATCCGGCAGATTATGTATTGTTGGCGGAAAGGGCATTAAATGAGTGTGATTGATATTACATTAAAAGGACGGCCAGCAACTAAAAAGAATAGCGGCCGTATTATAACCAGAAACGGAAAGCCTATTATAATACCGTCGGAAGCCTACAAGAATTATGAAGATGCTTGTATGTGGCAATTAGCTGGAAAGAAACTGCATATATCTGGCATCATCGTTGTTGAATGTAAATACTATTTGCCAAATAAAAGAAGTTGGCCGGATTTAATCGGGTTACTACAGGCGACTAGCGATATATTAACAAAAGCCGGTGTTATCGACGATGATAAATGGATATGTTCATATGGTAATAGCTGCATAGCTGGTATTGATAAAGATAACCCAAGGGCAGAAATCCGGATCATGGATAGAAAAAATAAAGTATTGGAAGCGTTATTGAAATGAGGGCAACAAATGGAATTACTAAACAGGATTAAACGCATCTTTGGTTATAAACGATATAATGCGGACGTTATCAAAGTTAAGCGATGCATGCCGGGTGTATTATTGCCTAAAGTAAGCAGCGTAGATGCTGCCGGAATGGATTTTTACCAGCCAACAAGCGCGGTAATAGAACCGCATCAAACGCAATATATTACGCTGGGCCTAGCAATGGAAATTCCCAAAGGCTATATGTTAATGCTGGCGCCACGTTCTAGTATGAGCAAAACGCCGTTAATTATTCCGAACTCATTCGGGGTGATTGATGCGGACTATAGGGGAGAAATTAAAGCAATCTTGCACAATACCAGCGATACGCCGTATTTAATCCAAAAGGGCGATAGATTAGTGCAGGGTATTCTTGTACCAGTAGGCGCATTAAAACTGTTAGAGGTTGCACAATTAACAGATACGGAACGCGGTTCCTGTGGTATTGGTAGCACAGGGAAATAACCATGATTAAATTATTATTTGATGCTGCATTGATGTTTTCGCTAGTGATAGCATTAATAAAATTAGTATCAGTATTTACGATGTAGTGGATAAGGGGCAATATAAACGCCCCTTTGATACGAATAGGCGAAAGGGGAAATGTGTAATGCCTATTATTAATCCGATGTATTTGTACTTGATTGAGGTACTACATAATATAGATGCTTTAAATCAAGCCGTGTTTATGATTTTGGCTTGCGCCGTTGCTGGTGTAACGATAGTATGCATTGCAGATGATAATGTACGAAGTTTGTTACAACCGCACAAAAAGAAAATTATCGCCTTATACATTGCGTTTATAATTAGCGCATTAATAGCGGTATTTGTACCTACAAAAGATGCGATGTATAAAATGCTACTGGCGCATTATGTAACAACTGATAATATCCAACTTGTAAACGATGCAATCAAAGTTAATTTACAGGACTATTTAAACATGCTAGGGGAAACGGTTAAGAATTTGCGATAATGAACCATACGGGGGAATAAATGACGGATAAAGAATATAGAGAGATAGGCAAGGAATTCCTAGAACCGATTAAATTAATATCAATGAAAATTAAATCATTGAAGGAAGATCTAAAGCATTTGCAATCCGATATAACAACGATAGGGGCCGTTGATTATAGTAAGGAACGGTTAAGCGGTGGCGGAACGCCGGGCGGGTTAGACCGTCAAATAGTACGCCTTGAAAGTAAACGCGATGCCGTACATAAAGAAATAGGCGCATTAATTGATGAACGCGAAACGGCGGCGGAAATCATCAATCAATGCACCACAGGGAAAACCAATATATTATTAATGCGTGAGTATATAGACGGTGAAAGCGCGAAATATGCTAAGAGTTTCACCGATTTAGGCAAAACGCAAGCAGCAGAATTAAAAACGTTAGGCCTTATTAATGTAGGTAAATTTTTACATGAAACATATTATCCTAGTATGTATACTGCCAAGTCGGTTAAAGTCGAACTATACCGAACTACATCGGAATAATACGGAAACGCCATATATAGTATAATTATATTGTCAAATGATGCTTAAAAGGTCATTGGCGTAATTCTCCTATATATACGATGCACATGGGGAACTTTGGGCCGTTCCCCTATTGTGTATTGTAAACCGATACCGATAAAAAGAATTCCTTTCAAACAAACACAATGCCATTGAGAACAATCCTATCAATATAAATATGTACTACCAAGCACAACAACAATAAACATAATAAACCTAATTTCATGTGATCCATATCGGTATTGGTTTAGAGTATACAACAAAATCGAATAAAACTATCAGAATATGAGGTATATCCACGGCGATATATCTCATTTTTTGCATAAAAGGAACATTTGATTATTGAAAACTGAACATAATGCACATTTTTTATTTTAAGAGATATCACCTTCATAGTTTCTAATGATCTTTTAGTGCGGCATGTTCGGTTTTGAGCAATTAAAAAAGCCGCTATATTCTAGCGGCTAATGTTTGGCGTATTTTGTTATTCATTTCTTTCTGGTATTCATCTACAGTATTGAATATTGTTTCGCGTAGATTGAAAGCAGCGAATGCATCATATATCGAATTAGTACGGCGACGAAGCAATTCGCATTTTTCAGCGATATAACGAAGCATCATAACAATATTGCTTAAATCGTCATAACCTAATGTTTGAATTATGCCGTCGTTATTGTGTTTAATTCCGGTATAGGCTGCTTGTAATGTTTCGATACTGTTTAATTCGTTGTATCTGATCGCGTTTTTAATTTCTTGAATAGTCATTTGCATTGTTAATTCTCCTTTTTAAATAATTGCGTTTTCTGATGTATTTTATGGCTTAATTATACTTGCGTTTTCGCAAGTAGTCAATAGGGAAATTAAAAAATTTTCAAAAAGTTTTCTAAAGGTGGTGAAAAGCTAGTGAATATCATATGTACAAAATCAAAATGTCTTAATAACAAAGGCGGAAAATATACGGCCAATGAAATATATTACGATGGCTTATGTCAAACATATTGCACTAGCCAACACGCAGCCAAGCAAGTAGCCGGAATATGCCAACGATCACATGGCAGAATGAAAAGCAAAGATAACAACATACTACGATAGGGGGTGAAACAATGGCGAAAACTACATATAAAGACTGGGAAGCAGAAGAAAAGATTTTACTGCTACAAGGCTGGGCGCGTAACGGTTTAACAAATGAACAGATTGCCAGCAATATGAGTATTGGTATAACTACCCTTTGGGAATGGCGCAAGAAATCACCGAAAATAGCGAACGCCCTAAAAATAGGGAAAGATGAAGCAGATATACAAGTCGAAAATGCACTTTACAAAGCAGCACTTGAAGGAAATACAACGGCTATGATTTTCTGGCTTAAAAATCGACGTTCTAAAGAATGGCGCGATAAGATACAACAGGAAATTACAACCGAAAGCGCCGTTAAGTTGGTTATTGATAATAACGAATTGAGTGAACCAGATGAGTAAAACAAATCTGTTTCGCGATGTGATACGGCCAACGCCTAAGCAAAAGGAATTTTTAAGGGCAGTTAAGCAAAACATATATACGCTATATGGCGGTGCTGCTGGTGGTGGTAAATCGTATATACTCCGCTGGGGTTTAGTGTGGCTTTTAATTGACTGGTTCATTCAAACAGGACTTAAAGGCATACGCGTTGGGTTGTTTTGTGAAGATTATCCAAGTTTAGATGATCGTCAAATATCCAAAATCAAAATGGAGTTTCCGGAATGGTTAGGAACCTACAAAGAAAGCAACCATGAATTCACATTGAATGATGAATTAGGCGGCGGCGTTATCTGTTTTAGAAATCTGGATAAACCAAGCAAATACCTTTCAAGCGAATTCGCTGCTATTGCTATTGATGAATTGACTTTAAATAGTCGCGATGTATTCGACTTTTTGCGTATGCGTTTACGTTGGACTGGCATCACGGATACGAAATTAATCGCAGCAACTAACCCGGGCGGTAAGGGCCATATGTGGGTAAAAGATTTATTCATAGATAGAAACTTTACAAAAGAAATGCAACCGTTCGCCGATAAGATTGCATATATCCAAGCAAGGGCAAGCGACAACCCGCATTTGTCTAAAAGTTATATAGATGCACTTAATACGTTGCCGGAAAAACTACGTAAAGCATACCTAGACGGCGACTGGAACATATTCGAGGGTCAAGTATTTACAGAATTCAGAAATGATAAGCATGTAATAGAACCGTTTGAAATTCCGCATCATTGGCAACGATACCGGGCAATGGACTGGGGTTATACGAAACCGTATGCAGTATATTCCGCAGCGGTTGATTATGACGACGTTTTATATATTACTGGTGAGTTTTACGGTTGCAAGCCGGGCATGCCGGATACTGGTACACAGGAAACGGCGCGGGAAGTTGCGCAAAAGATAGAACACTTAAAAGACTATCAAGGAGTAGCAGACCCCGCTATATGGCAGCGAACAGGGCATGACGGGCCAACGATTGCGGAAATATTTGCAACTGAGGGCGTGTACTGGGTGCGTGCTGATAATGATAGATTGGCTGGACTTATGCAAGTGCATCAACGATTAAAAGAAGGTAAGTTGAAGATATTTAGTAATTGCGTACATCTAATACGCACATTGCCAGCTTTAACGTACGATAAAATCAAAGTCGAAGATGTAGATACAAAGCAAGAAGATCATGCGTATGATGCGGTGCGTTATATGTGTATGGCACGGCCGGTTAAATCAGTTAAACCAGAAAAGCCATTTAATGACGGTTATAGATATGTTGATGATAGCGAAGGAGATATAAGCGCATGGGGCGTATGAGTGAAAGGGCGTTGCGTGATTACGCCTTCAAGGTTTTAAAATCGGAATACGGCGAACGTGAGGAAAAGGGCGTAATTATTCCGGCGAAATATACAGATGCACAGTTGGCAGAATTCGCCAAGGCAATGCCACAATGGCAATTAGAACAGATGTACGATATGATTTACGGTTCTGAAATGGTGGAGTAATGAACATAGAACAAACTTTTGATATATACGAAGCAAAACAAAATGTAAAAAGTGCATTGGCCGCCACGTCAGAATGGCGCAAGGCTGCTGCCGAAGATTTTGCATTTATGCAAGGTAAACAATGGCAAGATAGCGATTTAAAGAATATGAGCGAAGCTGGACGGCCAGCAATTACAATTAATAGAATTAGACCGGTTATTAATCTGTTATGCGGTTATGCATCACAAAATGAAACTGAACCGGACTTTTTACCACGTTCCGAAGAAGATGATAGAATAAGCCGCGTTGCTAAGGGTATTACAAAATACTGTTTAGACCGTGCGAATTATCAACGTAATAAGGGTAAATGTTTCCGCGATAAGATTATTTGTGGTTTAGCCAATTACTGGGTAAGCTATGAATTCGACTATACGAAACTAGACGGCACTATTCAGATTGAACGTGTTTCGCCGTTTGATGCTTTCATTGATCCAGAATGTAAGAAGGACGATTTAAGCGATGCGCAATACGTTGGCCGTTATAGTTGGGAAAGTGCTGCCAAGTTAAAGCAAATCTATCCGGAAAAGGTTGACGAAATCAACGCATTAAAAAGCAGATATGACGAAACCGAACAGGAAGCCGGCGTGATTGAAACAGTAGACGGCGAAGCGTTATGGTATAACACGAATTACAATAAAATTCGCGTAGTGCAGTACTGGTATAAAGAATACGGCAAAAAGAACGTATACATGACAAAAGAGGGTTTAATTGATGAAGGTAACCCGCTATTTGTTGTATTAATGGCTACAGGGAAGAAACCTACAAGTATTCCAGATACTAAAATACGATACGCAACGTTCGCCGATAGTGTTCTATTGGAAGAAGGCGAAAGTCCTTATAAGCATGGAAAATTCCCGTTAGTGCGTGAATATTGTTACTATACCGGCGAATTGGTAGATGATGAACTAGAACCGGCCGGCGTAGTGCGTGATATTAAAGATGCGCAACGTGAATTAAATAAAAACCGTAGCCAACGCATGCACGTTGTAAACCAACAATCATTAGGCGTGAAATTCTGGCAAGGTCAACTAACCGAACAGACTAAGCGCGATATCAAAAATAATAGCACTAAACCGGGCGCGAATATCTATTTACCGCCGGGCGTATCATTCGTAGACGGCACGCCGGCAATGGATAGCAATATCAATATGGCCCTTGAACAACAATCAAGCAATGATTTCTATTCTATCAGCGGTATCACTCCGGAAAGCCTAAGCGGCAGCGTTGGCAGTATGAGCGGCAAGGCAATCGACTTACGGCAATCTGTAACAACTGTTCAAACGGCTGGTATCTTTGAACAGTCGAAAGAAGCAGAACGCCAAATTGTTAAATTGCTATGGGGTGAGAAAAACGCACCGGGTTTAATTCCACAATTCTACAATGAAGCCAAAGCAATGCGCATTATGGGCGACGACGGTCAAAAGGAATTTGTACAGATTGCACCGGGTTTAAATCAACCTATGCAAGAACAAGTTTTAACCGATGCATTTGGGCAACCGCAGCGTGATGCGGAAGGTAATCCAATTAAACAAGTGCTATATGATCTAAGCGCCTTTGACTTTGATATTGTAATCAGCACCAGCCAAGCAAGCGCAACGGCAAGACGTGCTAACCTTTACCAATTATTGGAAGCTAAGAAAAGCGGCGTTGATATTCCTATGGATATTATCCTTGATTTCATGGATTTCCCAGAAAAAGAAACGGTTAAGAAACGTATGCAAGAAGCGGCAGAAAAACCAGCGTTACCAGAATTGCGCGTAAGTGGTTCACTTGATGATATGCCAGCGGAAGCATTGAGTATGTATTTACAAACGCTGGGCGTACAGATTTCACCGCAGCAAATCATGGCGGAACGGTTAGCCTTGAAAGGTAAACAACCAAACATTCCAAATGCACCACAAATTATGCCGCCTATGAACGATTTAGGCACTATGTAATATAAACTATCAACACAATAATAAACGCTCCGTAATGGGGCGTTTTTATACATTTCGCCCTAAGTAACGGCGTTAAAAGGCTTGCTTATACATTATCGCCCGGCAACGGCGTTAAACTGCCATATTTCTTTATTCGTCCGGCAATGACGTTAAAAGGCTAAGGAGTATTAGATATGGAAAAAGATTTAGTTAATATCGAAGATGCTGGTTTCACTCCGGAAGATTTAGAAAACGCGGGCGTGAACGTTGATGATCATACCGAAGAAACGGATACACCAGAAGCAACACCAGATGAACCCTCTACAGATGATGCGGCGGAAAGTGATGCGAATGATGCGGAAGTAGATGCAGAGGCGCCGAACACTAACGAAGAAGAACCGGAACACGAAGAAAATCATGCGAACGATAACAATCTAAAAGCGGCACTTGCACAGGAACGCGCAAGACGTAAAGCGGCCGAGGAACGCGCAAGACAATTCGAAGCGCAACAAAGACCGATTACATTGCCAGATAGTGAAGTATCTGATATCCGCGACTTTGTACGCCGTGAAGCATTAAAACGCTTTAATATTACGGCGGAAGATTTAGAAAGTCTTATGTTCGAAGATGTAAACAAATACAACGATTTCATTCGTTTTGAAGCTAACGCAGAATACACGATCACAAATCAACAGTTAGCAGTACACCAACAAAGACAAACAAATCTAAATTTCGTAAATGAAATTAAATCATTACCAAATTTCGGGGAACTATATCAACGCGGATTAGAAAAGCTAAACGGCATGACAATGCGCGATGCACAACCAATAAACGATGCGTTCTACCGCGTAGATATTGGAGAAGGTACCGATGCCGATTTTGAAACAATCAGAAAATTTGTTAATGAACTGCAAAATGAACGGGCAACGAATACCGACGTTACAAACAACCCGTTACAGGTGGCCGCAACGTTGCCGAAAGCTGGCGCGTTAAACGGTGGCGTTCCTACACCTAACAAGGTAACTGAAGAAGAAATTTTGAAAGCGTATCAAACGGGCAACCTTGATGCATTGCCGGACGATGTACGCAAATATTTTGACGAATTATAAGGGGTAAAATATGGCAGACCAAAGAAACCAAGTTAATATTCCAGCAAATTTAGTACCTAAAGTATGGGCTAAAAAAGTATGGCATGAAGGCGTTAAAGATTCTTATTTTGATAAATTCACCGCAATGGACGGTTCCAACGTAGTACACCAAAACAAAGACTTAACAAACGTAAAAGGCGATAGCGTAGTATTCGGCTTGATGATGAACTTAACCGGTTCCGGCGTTGAAGGTAATAGACAAAAATTATCTGGCGCCGAAGATACTTTGAACATTTACGATTTTACTGTACAAACTCAATTAGTACGTAATGCGGTATCTCGTTTTGAAGCGGACGACCAAAAAAGTCAATACGATATGTTAAAAGAAATTAAAGTTGTTTTGAAACAATGGTTATCTGATTGGTTAGATAATAAATTAATTTCTAAACTTTCCTATAATCCTTCTAATGGTGAAGTTTTATATGCAAGTGCAGCCGGTACGCAATCCAGCATTACGGCAAATGATAAATTAACAACAACTATTATTTCCCGTGCTAAACGTAAAGCGATGATGCATGCACCAAAAGTGCAACCGATTAAGGTTGACGGCATGGATAAATATATTATGCTTGTATCTCCGTGGGCGGCACGTGATTTAAAAGATGATCCTAAATGGTTGGCAGCACAACAAAACGCAAATGTACGCGGTTCTAAAAACCCTATCTTTACTGGTGCGTTGGGCGAATATGACGGCGTTATTCTTTATGAATACGAACGCGTACAAACTGGTAACATTGGCGCTGCTAGTGCTAACGTATGTCAAAACTTGTTATTGGGTAAGCAAGCGGCATGTTTCGCAGTTGCAAGACCAGCTAAACACATTGAACAAACAGACGATTACGGCAACATTGCTGGTAATGGTATAGCGTTCTATGGTGCAGTTGAAAAAACAAAATTCAACGGTGCGGATTACGGCATTATTAATGTAATGACTGGCGGCGTAGTTGAACGCTAATTTTTGAATTATGGGCGGGGTAATACCCGCCTTTATTCTTATATGGGGTGAATATGAACGTAAAACAAGTTATCAATAGGGCGTTCATGCAAATAGGCGATACACCACAAGAACAATATACTCCGTACCATTTGTTAGAGTATTACAACGAAGGTAATCACTTATTAAATGCCCTTATTGGTCAGTACTGCCCTAGTTTGGCACAGGCGACGCACGAAGATAACGGCACCGGACGGATTACGCTGCCCGGTCAATGTATCAGCGTGTTAAATGTCAAAGCAGATGATGCGGACGTACAGGCCTATCATGTATTGAATTTACAAACGATAGTATTTGATGCGGATCATGAGCAGAAAATAACCGTTGATTATATAATGACTGCTGGCTATAAGAAGCTGGAAGATGAAAGCGGACTACCGGCAGAACTAGAAACGTTATTAGTTGATTACATCGTATATAGGGTTATGAACCTTGATATTTCCGGCGTAACGGCAAATATGGTTAATGCGTTGCAATCTATTAATGACGGCTTAGGCAATAATGAAAGCGTAATAGCGGAAGGGTACTGGAATTATGGTAGTAAGCGAATTGATTACGCTGGTTAATGTAGAGTCTAACGAAATATTAGATGAACAGTTGGAATATATCCAATACATTAACGCAGCTATTGACTGGCTAACTACTATTCTAGTTAGCATTAAAGACCGCGAAGTAGTTAAGAATACCGATATACCAAATTTGAAAGCGGTTCCGTCTGATTTCATGGGGTTCGTTCCTAAGAGTGGATATCCTATCCGCATCATTAATGGAACATTTGAAACCTATGACGGGGAAACGGTTAATCAAGTGTTTTATAGTGTAAGAAAAAATCACGTTGACGAAATGGACGATACTATTCCGTTTTCTGAATTCTTTCATCAGTATCTGGTGCAGCTTATATCTTTCATGGTTAAAAAGAAATCACTTATGACTGATTATGCTGCCTATGATAAACAATTCATTGACTACATTACGGAACAGATTAAGGCGGCAAGGGGTATAGCATAATGGGCGTTAAACAGGTGGCAACTACAAACGGGTTCCGGCTGGGCCTTGATTGGAGCAACCCGCCGGAAAATATCGACGTGCAAGCGCTAACACAGGCGCAACAATGCGAATTCGATAGAACAGATAATGCATTGCGTACCGTTCCGGGCGTTCGTATATTGTATGATTTTGGACTACCAGTAGAAACGCTATATCATGATGTGTACCGTAATAAGTGGTACTTTTCTAGTGGACGTAATTTATATGAAACTGATTTCAGCGGTAATACACTATTAGGCACGTTAAACGGTACCGAAAGGCCGAAATATCATGCGTTTGGCGGTGATATTCTCATTGCCAGCGGTGATAAATTACAAGCCATTTCTGGTAGTGGTAAGTTATCCACTATTGAAAGTCCGGCATGTGATATAGTATCAAGTCATTCTGGGCGTGTACTGATTGCATCGACTCATTCGCATCGGTTGAATTGGTCGGCAGTTGGCGACTACAACGCATGGACTCATAACTCAAACGATGCATCTAGCGCGCAATATGTGGACGTTGGCTATAAAGACCAAGGCAGCATTATTGCAGTTGATTTCTTATCACGTGCAATTATCGTATACAAAGAATACGGGCGCGTGTATCAAGTAATTGGCACGCCAGATGCACAGAATTTAACTGTGTATCCGTTATCCTCTACTGGCTATTGTAGCGGTGCGACGGTGAGCGTTGATGATCGTAGTTACTATTTAGGTAATCAAGGGTTCATGTCTTTCATGCCTACAAATACCTATGCAGAAATACAACCGTTTGAAACTGGCTTGAATATTAACTCTTATCTATTGAAGTACATAACGAAAGATTGCGAAGTATGGCATATATCCAGCCGTAAACAAATTTGGATAAAACCATATAACGGCGAAACTGTATTTATATATCACTACTTGCCACGATATGAGGACGGAAGGGGCGTTTTCACATCAAGAAAATTCACGCATAGCATCAATGCGGCGGTGAATGTGGATAAAGAAGTATACATAGCATACGGCAATAAGATTGGTATTCTTGATGAAACAATAGATACCGACGATACGAAACAAATCCAAACGTCAATTATAAGCGGCAACAGATTGGCAACCCGTCAATTTGTGTTGATTATGAACTACAACTTTGTAACGCATAATCTTATTCCCGGTCATGGAACTATTGGCATATCAAATAAGAAGCCTAAGCCGATTAACTTTTCAAGCAAGGCAACTAAAACCTACTACGCGAATGAAAAGCTATACACAGCCAAAACATTAATGAATGTTAATGAATACACGAAGGCGTATAAAATTGGCGGCGGTGCAAATCGTAATGTACAATTTAAAATCAATGTTCAAAAGGGCGCTATTTCGTTACGCCAGTTAGATTATACGTATGAAGAGGTTTAAACATGGCATATAAAGAAAAATACCCTTTGGATATAACGCCACAGGGCGATACTGTACAAGATAGTATTAAGAAAAACCGCGATGAATTACTGAACGTTGCGCAGCAAATGGAACTAAAAGCCGGCGGCGGTGGTGGTACTGGCGGCGGCGGTGGTACTGGAGGCCTACGTAACAGGGTATTGAGCGGTAAAGTAAGCAATGGTGAATTTTCATTCTTAACCGGTGATAACCTAAGCGTAATGATTGACGGCAGCCAAACGCCTGTATTGTTATCATTCGCCGACGGTTTCAACGATTACGGCGCGGTTGATTATATCCAAACGATTAACCGTAAACAAAGCGCATGGAGTTTACCGGGCAATAATACATCGTATTTATACGTTGAACGTTCAGCATCTGGCGGCCTAACCTATGGCAGTACAACGCTTGAACCGATGCGCCAGCCAAATGCACCAGCAGCGGCAACGGATAAAATGTACTACAATACTACAAATGAAAAAATGTATGTGTATACTGGCACGTATTGGAAAGAAATATTGCGCGTAGTGGTAGCGATTGCCGTTACAGATGCAACACGTGTAAAGTCAATCAAGTATTATGATCCAAATGTAAACACCGCAACAGATGCCGTAATTGGTACACGTACGGTTGACGGTAAAGCGTATGCATTAACAGATATTCTCAATCAAATGGCGGAAGCTATTAAAAAGATTGCTGGCGATGCTAGTTTCACGAATAACCCAAGCCGTACACTTAAAACTATCACGGATACAGTAAACGGATTGAATAGTGCATATTATCGCAGAACGGATACAGTAGCCGAAGCGACGCATGCGGTTCGTGCAGATACGGCTACACATGCAACAACCGCCGATAATGCGGCCAACGTTGCGACGTGCGTTAAAAAGGCCGGCGATACCATGACTGGTACGTTAAAGGTTCCGGGCCTTTCCAATGACTCAATAGATTTAGATTATCTTGCCAATAATAAGGCTGGTTATAGCGGTTTCACGTTCGGTGAATTAAATAACTACCGTATATGGGGTACTGCTTATTGGGGTATTGGTGCTATGTTTCCGTGGAATACAAGCCAAGATCGCATATTAGGTACTCAGCTTTATTTTGCTAACAGTAATGCAGCGTTTATTCGTTTTGATACAAATACAAAGGGCATGAATGAATGGCAACGCATCGCAACGTTTGAAAATAACAATACGTTGACGTTCCCAAATGGCGCAAAGTTAAAGGTGGAATAATATGCCTAATCTAGTACTAGAATACAACGGCCAAATTTACCGGTTCGGATTAACTGCAAATGCAGCAGTAACAAACGGCCAAAATATTAAGGTTCCATTTAATGGAACCGAACTATACGCACGCATCGGAAACGAAAACACACCATTAAAAGTTATTAAAAACGGTAGCACGTATTCGGTGCAATATAATCCGGTTGCTTTTAATAATATTTATGTAGATAGACCGGCTAGCGATCATTCAGAATGGCGTAACACAGTATTTTTCCCAAGTGGAAATTATCGTATCACAATAGACGGAAGCACGCGCGATAGTCGAGAAATACGCATTAATGATAATAAAAACCTTGAAATAGTAATGAATATTATCGGTCAAGGGTATGGAAATCAGCGTTTAAAACTGACTATTAGCGGGTATTATGATAGGCAAATACTAGCCGGAAGCAATCGTAATAAATTCAGCATAGAACGAATAGGGGATTAATGATGCAACTTGAAAGCCTTGAAAGCATGATTAAAGACTATGAACGGCGCACGGGTGAACGTGTTAGTCTTGAAGGGTTTTATTTCGATGAAAATAATAACTACAAAGACAAATACAATTACTATTTCAAATGGTTCCCTAATGCTGGTTTCTTATTCTGGACTATCAACGAACATGAAGGCGAAAGATATTTTACTATCTGGCAGACATACGGCGATATGAAAGTAATAGGCAAGTACATCGTGGAAGTTATGAAAATGAATGATATTGATGTAATTGTAACGGCAACACATCGAAGCGTGCGCGGTTTCATTAAAAAGTGGAACATGGAACGCGTTCCAACTATGGACTATACCTATAATGGGTTTAATTACAAAGTGCTGAAAACGGTGCGAAAACACCTTGAAGATACTTTGTAGAAAGGAAAAGCATGTTTAAATTTGACTTGCAATTATTTGGCGGCGGCGGTAAAAAGTCGAAGGTAAGCAGCATTGATGCCAAACTACCTACGGCAACGGCCGACGAAAAGCAACTATTACAAGGCCAAATGGATTGGATTAATAATACCAATCGAAGCGCCAACACCTTTCAAGGTATGGGCGATGCGGCCTTGAATAACGTGATTACGCCAGAATACGGCAATATGTATAATTCGTATTTAGGCGCTAATCGTGGCAATCAAAATGCAATAGGGGCGTTACAGAACCTAGTAACAACGGCCGGCGCCAAGAATTTGACTGATAACACGCGGTATGCAAATCAGTTAGCGGCAAGCGTTGATACTATGAACAACGGCGCAAGCCAACTGGCTAACGAATATAATGGCGCATTACTACAAAATCAAAACGCAATGAATAGCATCACAAACGGCCAACTACCAACAGGCTATGCAGATGCTAGACGGCAAGCGTTAAACAATGATCTACAGGCTACAGTAGGAAATGCAGTATCTAGCCTAGCAAGTCGCGGCATTGTGAATTCATCTATTACAGATAATGCATTAAATGATATTAGCAAGAACGCATCTAATACACTTGCGGCACAATATTCAAATGATTTAGGCCAAGCGGCTGCACTTAATACGCAAGCGCTTAATAATAATTTAAGCGGTATCGGTGCGAAAATGGGGTTATGGGGCAATACCTACAATAACAACCAAAACGGTATTATTAATCAAGCAAATCTAATGAACCAAGGTTATGCAAATCAGATGAATAACGCCGGCACCGCAGCGGGTTTAGTAGGTCAACGCGAAGGGTTAGCGCAAAACCCTATTAATACAGGCGCAACAACACAAAGCGCGGCAATTCAACCGGCCAAAGATTACTACTCTATGAGCCAGTTAAATAACGCGGATCAAGAAGATTTACTTAATAGATTTATGTCATTACGTTATGGACTAGCACAACCAGCACAAACAATGGTTAAGCAAGGTTCCGGCGGTTTCTTTGGAGGACTTATGAAAGGTTTTTGTTTCGTAGCGGGTACTGAAATTGCAACACCAGAAGGTGGCAAGGTTATTGAAACGTTTGTAAATGGTGATACTGTTATCACGTTGGGTGCGGTTAATGATGTAATTGCATTGCATGATATGGGCGAAAAAGAAACACATCGCCTTGAAACTGTATCCTTTGGCGTAACAACCACAGGCACAGAAAAGGTATTGACTCCGGAAGGCTTGAAATTAGTTAGTGAATTGGTAGTTGGCGAAGTTATTATGACGGTTAATGCTTATGAACCGGTTACATTAAGCGAAGCAACTGGCAATACTGAACATGTATATGAATTGCAATGTACTGGCGATAATCTTTTCTATGCTAACGGCATTATGGCGGAAGGCATCAATGAAGATGAATTGAAAGCTATTGCAGATGCAGCAGCAGAAGCGCCAGAAGAAGCACCGGAAGAAAAGCCAGCTAAAAAAACAACTAAAAAATCCAGCAAGAAAGATGAACCAGTAGAGGAAGCAACCGAAGAAGCAGCAACCGAAGATAATAAGAAAGTAGAGGAATAACACAATGGGCGTTATCTACGTTAAAGACTTTGAACCATGGGCGGCGTTGGGTGAATTAGCCGGTCAATATTTCTCTCACCGTTTAGGGGCATTACAGAACAATAAAATGGCTAAAGGCTATCAAGCCATGCTAGGCGGTGGCGGCGGTGCTGGCGGCGAACAAGACCCGAACACTCCGCAAATTGTGGATAATAATAACCGCATGGCGGGAATGGGTATGCAACAACCTAATAGCGCCGGCCAAATCAATCAGTTATTATCTAATTCCAATAACACATTTGCCAATAACTTGATGCAAAAGAATAATATCGGATTATGGGGCGGTCAAAATCCAGCTGCACCAGCACAACCGATGCAAGCGAACACAGATGCACCAAGTAATCCGGTTACTGATCAGCGCTTTAACGCTTATATGAATGAGCCAAGCCCTACATTACAAAAGCAGTTGCAAGCACAGGCAGCGCAAGCACCACAAATGCCAGCAACGCCAGCGCAACCGCAACAAAACACGGGGTTATGGAATTTTCAAAATCTAAATAATACTGGTATTAATACAGGGGTTCCGCAAACATATCAAGAAATGATGCAACAACGGGCAAACGCACCTTTTCATGGGGCGCCCAATTCGGCCGTAAATGGTAACGCCGATGCGGATAAAGCGCCGGGCCAATACTCTATACCAGATAAAGCAAGCGTAACAAGCGAAGCACGTAAACAACTAGGGGCCAATACGTTGGCCCTAGTTAAAGCCGGTTTTGATTTTAAGACGGCGCAAGGTTTAGCCAGCGAACAATATCAAACTGACGTTAATAATATGTATATGCAACAAGTCAACGAATATCAAGAAAAAGTACTTGAACCAATGCGCCAGCAAATCATGAATAATCTTGTATTTACACAGGATAAAGACGGTAACCCGGTTGTAGATACCTATAACACAAAACGGGTTAAAGGGTTGGCGCCAGCCGTTGCAAGATACAATTATCTAGCCGGTAAAGTTGGCGCCGGTACTATTGATATGAATAACTTGAATTCTATTGCGGCACTTGATAAACCGGATTATAAATTTAGTAGTGCACAAAACGGCCATATTGTACGTTACAACATGGGCGACGGTACTATTCAAGATATGGGCGGTTATGGCAAGGTTGAAACAAAACAATTTGCGAACGGTCAAGTTATTGTTATGACACCAGACGGCCAAATGAAAAACATAGGTAATTTCGGGGCGAAAAACATTAAAGTTATGCCAGACGGAAAAACGTATATTGTTGGCACAGACGGCAGCATGAAATATGTAGGTACGCACGTTAAACCGGCAACGGCTACACAGTCCGGCACTAGTGGATATAATGCGCAAGTATTACGCACGTTATCCGCACAACATACCGCATGGGTTAAATCTAATCCGGATAAAGCAGAAACTGAAAGCCCTTATTACGGGCAATTACAAAGCGCGTTAAGTGGTGCGCCTACTGCTGGCGGTGGTGGTGCTGCTGGAACGCCAACGGTTAAACGGCAGCCTACTTATTCAAGCGAAGAACAAGCAGCAATTTCCAAGCGAATGAATGAACTTTCAGCGCAAGGCTGGAGCGATGATCAGATAGCGGCGGAACTTGATGCGGCCGGATACGGTCAATATAAATCGTGGTTAAAGTCTTATTAAATATAAAGGGGTAGACTATGGGTGCGTTTGATGATATTACAAGCCAATACGGCAAGGCAGCTGGAAACGGTAACGCCTTTGAAGATATAACAACCGAATACGGTTATGATGTAGGCAACGCGCCCAAGCCTACATTTTGGGATAGCGTTAAAAATAATGCCGAATATGTTGCTAATGGCGTTAAAAACAATATTGAATGGATTGATAAAACCGGTAAGGAAATCAATGACAATGTAGGAAATACCTTAACGGCATGGAAAGATGATGTAGTAAACAAATCAAACAATCTAGGTAATGAGTATTCTAAAAGTGCTGCTAATGCCCTTGAAGCTAATGGCGATAATTTTTCTAAATTTGATGATAATGGAGAGTTTGTCGACGAATACGCTACGCCGGGGTTAGGTAAAGCGCACATAGAAACCTATAATGCCGCAGTTGGTAAACCGGCCGGATATCTGGCAATTACGCCATACGTTCCACCACCGGTGCGAATAGCTGCCGGCGTACTTGCTGCACCTACGATTGCAAGTGATACGGTTGATATGTATAACGCCAATGCAACCGCAGAAAACGACGGAACGGCACCAGACGGAGTTTTAGGGAATAAATATGTAGCCACGGCGAAAAATCTTTTAGTAGACCCTGTTGCCGAGCCAGTAGAACGCTTAATTGACGACCCGGGCGAATTTGCAAAAAATATAGCCATGAACCCTACTAACTTATGGGACGACGTATTTTTACCGGCTGCCATGATACACGGGGCAACACCCAAGAAGGTAAGCGGTGCAATCGGTGAGCGTGTAGGACGCGCAGCGGAACACATCAAAGAAAAAGCATCTAATGCCTTTGAAGATATTGGCGAACGTTTTACAAAAGATGCGCCAAAACTTGAAGAGGGCGTTATGTATAATGCCTTTGATGCTGTACCAGTACCAGAAGAACCAATTAACACAGTAGAACCGCGCGAATACTCCGAAGGTGGTTTAAGCGGTCAACCTATGGAAGGTGAAACCGGTAATATCCAAGCGGATATATATAACCGATATCGTCAGAATGGTTTAAGCGACGTTGAAGCGGCTGCTATGACTGGCAATATTGGCGCCGAAAGTAGTTTTAATACGACTGTTACAAGTGGCGACGGCTACGGTTCCCGTGGTTTGGTTCAATTTACTGGCGATAGATTGAACGGTGAAAAAGGTTTATTGAAATTTGCGGAAAATCGTGGGTTAGATCCGTGGGATTGGAGAACGCAAGTCGATTTCAGCGTATGGGAATTGCACAATACCGAAAGCGCTGCACTTGAAGCAATGCGCGCACGCCCAGATGCAACACCGGAAGAAATGGCCGTTATCATACGAAAAAATTATGAAAGACCAGACCCAGCAGTTGCACATGATGATGTTCGGGCGCAAATTGCAAAAGAAACATTTGACGGCAATTATGGTAAATATGAAAATAGGCCACGCGATAATACATCGTTTAAAGATAATACGCTAGACCCTAATTATCGAAGCTATGAACAACCATTCAAAGATGAGTTTATAGAAAACGAAAAAACGGTAAACGGTGAAGAACCACATACCGATTTAAACAGTTTTGTAGAAAATACCGATAAAAAACAGGTTAAAAACGAAGATTTAGGTATAAACTATCAAGGCGAAGGCGAAACGACCCGTACAGGCAAAATAAATGAATTTCAGCCGAAAGACCGCATAAATACTGACTTTGTAGAGGGTGAAAAACCTAAATTTGAAGAAAAGGCACTTGAAAACGATGCAAGTACTCAATTTAGGTATGAAGAAGATGCACCAAACGAAAGTTTGCGAAATGCACTTGACGATTTACCGCCAAAAGCAAAAGAAACTATCATAAACGAATTAAAAAATGATGCATCGGAACCACGATATACCGAATTAGAAAATAAAGTAAATTCTAACACGGAAATATTGAAGGATTTAAACAAGGCAACAAAGCCAGATATTCCAAAAACGGAACTTGATGCGGTTAAGGTTCGATTATCTGAAAGCCTAGATGTACCAGTTGAACGATTGAACAACGAATACATGGAAACGGTTCGCCGTGATCGTGCTGCCGAACTAATTGCCGATACGCAAGAATTGAAGTTGATGCAAGCGGAACCGGCAGAAGGTGGCGTGAGCAAATACGCGCAGCAACCTAGCCAGCTTTTAAACGATGCAACGCATGAGCAAGTACGCGATGCAGTTGTAAAAGCCTTTGACGACAACGAAGCAATGGCAAATCGTTATTTGGAAAGTAAAGGCGTTAGACCTACGGAACCGCTACAATATAGCGTTAAAAGTAACGAAACGCCATATACTGGCATTGATGAAGTACAACGATTAGGCCGAAGCGTAACACGTAAGGAAATTCTTGATGCGGTTAATAACCTATTTAATCAACGCGTTAAAAGTGGCCGTTTGGGGCGTCCTAACGTGCGCGGCTGGTATAACACTAAAACCGATGTAATTCGTAGCGGTAATTATGGCGAAATTCCAGTTATCATGCATGAATTGGGGCATTATGTAGACAATTATTTTGGTTTCAGTAAAGATGCACGGTTCAATACCGAATTTAACGGCGTAATTCAAGACCGGTTCGGTAAAGCATACAATAAATTAGGTATGGACGGTATCCGCGGCGAAGGTTACGCAGAATTTTTCAAAGATTATGTAAGTGATCGCGCGAAAGCAAAACGGGAATTTCCAGAATTTTATAGCCACTTTACGGAAGCAATTAAGAATGAACCAGAATTAAACGGTATAACCAATAAATTATCGCAGCTGGTTCATGAATGGCACCGTCAAGGCGGGGCGGAACGTATCAAAGGTAGTATTTCGTTTGAAAGCAAGGGGAAAGTTAGCCAAGCTATTGATGCGGTAAAACGTGGCGATGCTAAGGACGTAATCAAAAAAGCATTAAATGATGTATACACTAAAGCCGTTGATGAATTGAACCCGTTGAAGGATTTAGTTGAAGAAGTCGAACGCCAAACAGGCGAAAAAATTGCCTTTGATGATAATCCTTATATGCAAGCATGGTTAGCGCGTGGCTGGGTTGGTAAAGCTGAAACACTTATTGAACACGGTGCGCCGGAACATGGCATCAAATCGTTAAAAGACATTTTGAAAGGTATAGGCGAAAAGGAACATAAGGAATTCTCCGCATACCTTGTAGCTTTACACGATTTAGACCTACATAAAAACAAACAAAAAGCAACGTTTGATTATACCGAAGATGCTGCCGTATTAGGTAAGCACGCCGGAAATGAACGCTTTCAAAAGGCGGCAGTTGCAATATATAAATATCAAGATTATATGTTACAGATGTTAGTTAAAGAAGGCATGTTGACGGCTAAGGCGTATCATACAATGCGCAAAATGTACCCGCATTACATTCCATTTTTCCGCGACATGTCAGATGCTGGCATGCAATCGTTTTTATCTGGCGGCAAGGGTTTTATTGATGTATCTAGTCCGGTAAAACGTTTCAAAGGTAGCACGCGCGATATTATAGATCCATTGGAAAGTATCGTAAAGAATACATTCCAATTCTATAACGCAGTAGAACGAAATCACGTTGGGCGTACATTTGCAAAACTTTCCGATAAAAACGGCGTAGGGCAAATAGTGGAACGTGTAAACGGTAACAAAGCGGCAACAGATAATACATTTAACGTTTGGGAAAACGGCGAAAAAGTAACGTATGAAACAACGCCGGAACTTATTCAAACGATGCGCATGTTAGATAAAGACCAATCAAACATGGTTGCAAAAATCTTATCATATCCGGCCAACTGGTTACGCGCTGGTGCTACATTATCACCGGAATTTATCTTGCGAAACCCTGTACGCGATATGATAGGCGCATCTATTTATTCTAAGCATGGTTTTATTCCTGTAGTTGATACCTTTAAAGGATTATCGCTATTTCTTAAAAAAGGCGAATTATACTGGGAATACATGAAATCCGGTGCGGCACATGCAGCAATGGTATCGTTAGACCGCGACTATTTAGGCGGCCAATTACGCGATATTATGAGCCGTGAAAGTAAGGTTACTAAGTTAATTAAAAACCCTATTGAAGTATTACGCGCCATGAGTGAAGCAACAGAAATGGCAACACGATTGGCGGAATTCGATAATGCACGAAAGGGTTATACTGGGGTTGGTAATCGCCTATTCGGTAAAGATAGAAAGCCTTTAACGGCAAGAGAAGCAGCACTTGAAAGCCGTGATATAACGCTAGATTTCAGCCGTAGGGGTTCACATACTAAAAAAGCAAATCAAGTAATAGCCTTTTTTAATGCTACAATTCAAGGCGCCGACAAAATGGCGCGTGCTTTTAAAGAAGACCCGCGCGGTATGACGGTAAAAACTATGCTATATATTACGTTACCAAGTGTTTTGTTATGGTACATGAATAAAGACGATGAGCGTTACCAAGAGTTGCCACAATGGGAAAAAGATACATTCTGGATTATTCCGGGCAAAGAAAATATGTATCGTGTTCCTAAGCCATTTGAAGCTGGTGTTTTATTTGGTACATCGTTTGAACGTATGTTGCAGTATTTTGACGATTCAAAAAACAACCGTAAAAGCGTAGGTTTTAAGGGGTTCGGTGATAGGGTGATAGATAGCCTTGCACCTAGTTTTATGCCTACGGCTATGATACCGGTTGTTGAAGCTATGACGAATTACTCTTTATTCAGACAACGAAATATTATTCCACAATCTCAAGAAAATTTACCGGCACACCTACAATATGGAGCGAATACAAGCGAAGTTGCAAAATTCGTAGGCGATAAAATCAACGTTTCACCGTATATTGTAGATAATACAATAAGAGGGTACGGCGGCGGCCTTGCTGGTTTAGGTTTAAGCGGTATTGATGCGGCATCTGGTGCAAAAGAAAACAATGCATCTAAAAAATGGTACGAAGCGCCGGGGTTAAGAGGGTTTACCGCGGCACCTTATCAATCATCGAATAGCGTACAACGTGTATATGATGATTATAAGGAACAAGAAAAACTACATAATGAATTCAAACTAACGGGGCAACGGCCAGACGGATACGATGCCAAAGAATTCGCAAAACTCAAAAATGCAAGTGATAGCCTAAAAGGTTTAAACAAAGCATCTAAAGCGATCATTAATAATGAACGTATGAGCGGTGAACAAAAGAGGGAACAATTAGACAAAATCAATATGAGAAAAGCCAATATAGCGCGCAGCGTTTATGGTTTAGGTAAGGTTAAATAAGGGGCGCATAATGGAATTTATTTTGAAGTTTTTTGTTGAGGGTTGGAACTCTTTAACAGATAGTTTTGTATTGAAAGCAATATTAAGCGGTGCGGCAGCCGTCGCTATATGGGTAATTGGAATTAAACACGTCCAGATTTTGGGCGTGTTTATTTTATTGGTATTCATCGACCTTTTCACTAAATGGGCGGCTATTGCCTATCAAATGTTAATTGATGAATACGGATATGATAAAGACCAAATAGCCGTATGGGAAAAATATCGCGCAATACCGTTGGCGTTTGAAAAAGGTTTAATTTCTAGCCGATACATGCGAAAAGGTTTTGTGTTTAAAGTATTAACGTATATTGCAGCTACAATGGCGGCCGTATTATTCGATGAAATGAGCGGCCAAAGACAATTCGCGGTTTCGTTAGTATGGTTATATCTGGGTTCATGTGAATTTCTATCTATCATGGAAAACCTACGCGACGGCGGAAATGCTATGTTAGGTAAATTCCTAGATTTAATCCGAACAAAAATTGAAAACAAGGTGAAATTATAAGGGGGTACCATGAGAGGTATTGACGTAAGCGAAAATAACGGCGTAGTTGATTGGGGCGCGGTCAAGGCTAATGGGTTTGATTTTGCGATCATTCGCATCGGTTATGGCCGTGGTAATTTAGATAGTGAATTCTATAACAATATCAATGGTGCTATTAATGCCGGTTTGGCAGTTGGCGTATACCATTATTCCTATGCTATGAATGAAGAACACGCAGCAGAAGAAGCGGAATTCGTTTTGAATACACTTAATGATGTCGGCTTAACTGTGGATAAGTTACCAATGGGCGTATGGTTCGACATGGAAGATGCTGACGACTACAAGGCAGAACGTGGCATGCCAACAGACCAGCAACTAACTAATATTTGCAGCGTGTTCATCAATAAATTATGGCAAGCTGGGTACGTAAATACCGGCCTATATGCTAGTTACGACTGGCTTGTAAATGTATTAGATATTAGCCAATTGGGCGGGTGCGCTATTTGGTGCGCACAATTAAATAGTCAATGCGATTATGAAGGCGCTAATTTGTGGCAATATACATTTACTGAAAACATTGAAGGTAAGGAATTTGATGCGGATTTAGTATTGAATTGGCCTATCTAACGGGGGTATTGTATGGATACTATCAAGCAATTCATAAGGGCGTATTTACCAGTTATCACAGTAGCATTGCTTATGCTGCTGGTGGTAGTTGCTGGCTTATTCGCCTATAACGTAATGCATACCAAAAAGCTACAAGAACCGGTTATTATCAATCAGACCGTTGCGAAGAACCCTGTTAAATTAGGGGAAGCGCTTAACGTATCGCCAAATGTAGCGAAGGAAGTTATTGCATATAAGGAAACGGCGCAGCCGGTAGTAACATATTACACGCAAGCGCCAACGCTACATGATGCGGCAGTAGTTACGAAAAACGCTATTAAAGAAAAATCGCCTACTATTCCAAAGGAAGCCGCGGAAAAAAGCGATAGAACGGCCGTAATAGAAAATGCCGATGAACAAAAGATTGATGTATATAAGATTAATCTTAACAAAGTGCATCGCGTAATGGGTGGCGTTACAGTACTGGAAACAGGCAAGGTATATGAAACGGTAGGTTATCAAGCTGGCGACTTTCAAGGCCTAGCACATTTTGACGGTAAGCATTTCAAAGGGGCCAGCGCGCTTTATACATTTGCGAAATGGTAGGTGATCCGATTATCTCCGAGTTGCACGGATTGCAACAGTAAACTATTAGTTGACAGTTGGAAAGGAAATATTATGAAAACATTTACATTTGAAGGCAAAACTCATATGTTCGCGGAAGAAGTAAACCCAAAGAAAGACGGTTTATATACCGCAACGCTTACAGACCATAATAACGTACGTTGTGAAATGTGGTTCGTAAACGGCGAATTGAAACGCCTTGTTGAATTAGATTAATAAGAAAGGGGTACCATAAGCGGTACCCCTCTTTTTTTATTTTGACGGCAAAAATACGGCAAAAATTTCATACAAAACTATATAATTTTGTGGAATGAATTTCAAAATTTGCGTTACGGCCAATCAGTTAAAAACTACAATGTGCTATTTCATGGATAAAAATTATCATATACGATATAATAAATGAGATATAACAAATAGCCTATAAAATGCCTTAATTAAAGCACTTTTATATATCAACGGCAAAAATTCGGCAAAAATAATTAGCCAAAAATATTGGCAACTTTATCGGCTGCCTTTAGTCGCATATCATCGGAAAAATGAACATAGGTTTTTAATACTGTTTGTAGGCTATCACCTAATAGGGCGGATACTGTTTTGATATCTACGCCGTTTGATAATAATTTAGTTGCGTATGTATGGCGTAGATCATGAATGGAGTTATCCGGTAAGAAACTTTTCATTATTTGTGATGCGCCCCAACTGCTGCTAATTCTATTATTAAAAAGGCGGCCAGTTGAATATGTTCCTTTATAATCTTTCAATATTCTTGCTAATACTGGCGGAATAGGTAGTTGCCGATAGCTATTTTTTGATTTAAGCGGTTTTAATGCGTATTTATTATAATCAATCGCCCCAAATTGCTGCACTACGTTTATGATGTTGGTATCCAAATCAACATTTTCCCAAGTAAGGCCAATAATTTCGCCGTATCTCATGCCGGTATAGGCAGCAATAGAAAATATAACATAGTATTTATAGTTTCTATCCTTTACGGCGTTTAAAAATGTTTCTATTTCTATATCTGATAACGCCTTTATTTTAATAGGCTTATTATTTTTAAAACGTGGTATAACTTTTAATTCGTTTATAGGAATTATTTTATATTGGTATACCGCATAACTAAATAAACGCTGAATTATGCCCAAGGCAAGGTTTTTGGAAGCCGTTGCATATGTTGTATCGTTTAATATGCGTTTCACTTGATACGGCGTAATATTCGCAATTTTTTCGCTAAATATAGGTTTGAATATATCGAACGTACGCACATAGGCGCGGTATGTATTAAATGCGCGCGGCTTGTTTTCTCTAATATAAATGTTAAAAAAATCAATAAGAGTAATATTTCTAAGACTATCATCGGTTGCGGTGATAGTCTTTTTTAGTTTATCAATGATCGTTTGAGCGTGGATTTTTGCCGCCTTTTGTGTTTCAAAACCTTGTTTAGATTTCTGGCGCCAGCGGTTGCCGTCCTTGTATGAAACGATACATTGATACCCTTTATCCTTTTTTCTTATGGTTATATTGCATTGCATCGTCTAATTCCTTTAATGAATAACTTGCTATAAATTGTGCGCCGATAGTTAGGGCAACAACTATAAGCATCAAAATATATCTGTGTTCTTTCCAATCCATAAAGCCTAATATCATACCGATAATAAGATACAGAATACTTTGATAAAACGCCACGTTAATTACATCTTTTTTACTCATGGTAAACCCCTTTATTTAACAATAAATGCGCGAAAGTATCCGCATCTATTTCAATTTTATCACGGGTAGCATCATCTAATACCCCGTATAAATCGTATTCCCTGTGTAGTAATACATGCCCTAATTGATGCGCAAGTGCTATGCGCTGCTGCCGCCTACTTAACCGGCTATTTATAACAATAGCCTTTTTAATCTCCGGTTTAATCAGTACACCGCTAACACATGCGGGCATGCGCTTATAAAATACTTTAATGTTCAATCTACTTGCAATGGTGCGCGGTTCGTTTGAGCCGCACGAATTAATTAAGTCTAAAACCATATTTAACATGCTAACAATTCCCCTTGAATATTATTAATCATCTAATACTGCTTTTAATACTTTTTGTAATTTCTGTTTCTGTTTTTCCGTCAATTCACGATCGCCATAATAGCATACTAAAGCGCTATCTGTAATTTTCTTTAAATCAATTTTTATCTCTTTTGTTTTAATAACAGGCGTTCCCTCTACGCCGTCGGTAAAATAACTTACTGGTACACCGAAATACTCCGATATTATTTTAATATTCTTTAAACTAGGGTTACTTTCTCCTTTTCTCCAACGTGAAAATGCACTTTGTGGAATGTTGGTATCTTTTGAAATTTGATATGCTGATACTCCAGTTTTTCGCATTAATTCTTCAATTTTGTTGTATAGCATAGTGTACCTCGCTAAATATAAACAAACTGTTTAACATTTTTATAAAGTGTTTACTAGACTACTTACTAAAACGGAAGTACAATATAGCCATAAGGTACTTATGAAATCGTAAGTGTCTTGAAAATCTGATATAGCAAGTGTGGTGTCGAATACTAACACTTGCTATAACGCAAGTATACCATTTAAGAAGGTGGGGTGTAAATGATTAAAAGTGTAACAAAAAACATTTTCAAACTTATGGATAATAAAGGCGTTACCGCATACAAATTATCCAAAGAAACGGGTATTTCTGAAAGTGTTATTTCCCGTTGGCGTAGTGGCGAACAATCACCAAGCCTTAGTAGTCTTGTAAAGGTTGCGCACTTCTTTAATTGTGGTTTATCTGAATTGATGAAAGGGGTTACGAAATGAAACTAACGTATACCGTGGAAGAAGTGGCCGAAGTTTTAGGCATTTCTAAATCATCGGTATACAACTTGCGAAACGCTGGAACAATTCACCAGCTAACAAAATTACCGGGCGTTTTGTTTTCGGCAGTTGAAATACAAAGTATCGCCGGCCTAGAAACCGAGGTAAACGCGGTTAATTACCGGGTGTTAAAAGCAGAAAACGAAGAATTGGCGAAAGAAAACGCAAAACTAAAAAACAGTATAAAAAAAATCACCAGCAATGTACTGGAGATTACGGGGGAATTTGTCAATGACTAGCATTATGAAAATTGTAGGTTTTGTATTGTTGTTAGGTACGCCGGGATCATTAGAGATTGACGTATTAACATTTTATGAAGCAATGTTGCAAGGCCTATTAGGTGTAACGCTGCTATATAGTGGCATCTATATTGATAAATTAAAAAAGGCCCAATAGTAACGGCAATTACTAAAGGGCAGATGCGAAAAGTGAGATTTTAAAGCATCTTAACCACATCATACACGATGCGCGTTAAGGTGGCAAGGTGAAAATATGGATAGAGAAGAAATGCTTGCGTGTTTTGATAAGTTCGACTTAATCAAAGAAGCGTTAAAAGGTGTAGATGAAAATATTTATACGGCTATCACCTTTACGGTGAGTTCGTTCGGTGGTGGTTTTAAGTATCACGCATGCGCGATTAGAAGAAAGAAATATGTAAAGTTCGCGTTAAAAGGTTTTCCGGATACTTATTTGGAAAACGGAAAAATGATTAATAATCATAACGAAGTATTGGAAATGTTAGAAAGGGAAACCGTAAATGAGTAGCATTTATGAACTTAATAAAGATTATGCAGAACTATCCGCGATGCTTGAAGCAGCAGAAACGCCGGAAGAAATCGAAGCAATCCAAAATACTTTGGAAATGTTGGATTTGTCTATCGAAGAAAAGATAGAAAATACGGCCAAATACATGATTAATGTTGAAGCCGATATACAAGGAATTAAGGCCGAAATTGATAGATTAAACAAGGTCAAAAAATCAAAGGAAAGCACTATTGAAACCTTAAAAAACAATATCGAATATTCCATGAAACAAAAAGGCATTGAAAAGTTAGAGGTTGGTACCTTTAAAGCTGGTTATCGCAAAAGTGAAAGCGTTGAAATTATTAACCTTGATGTAATCCCAGCGGACTATACAAAAGTTGAAATTAAAGCCGATAAAACGGCCATTAAAAAAGCACTTAAAGCCGGTGAAACGGTGGAAGGTGCAGAAATCAAAGTAAACCAAAATTTCTATATTAAGTAGGCGGTGAAACATGGAATTTAGAACACTAAAAGCAAATGAAATAGATTGCCGTATTCAATCACTAAACGAAAAGAATGGGAATGTAGGTGCAGTAGTGCTGCTATATAAAGATGCACGCGTTGACATGCGACTACTTGATGAAGTTGTAGGTGCATTAAATTGGAAACGGGAACATACGATCATTGGCGATAGATTATACTGCACAGTTTCAATCTTTAACGAACAAACTGGCGAATGGGTTGGTAAGTCCGATGTAGGCACAGAAAGCAACACGGAAAAGGAAAAAGGCCAAGCATCTGATAGTTTCAAGCGTGCATGCTTTAACTGGGGAATTGGTAGGGAATTATACTCCGCACCATTTACCTATATAAACCTACAAAGCGGCGAATGGTACAAAGGCAAGGACGGAAAACCTAAATCATACGCAAAATTTACAGTTAAAGAAATTGAATATGACGAAAATCGAAATATTAGCAAGTTAATCATTGTTGATAACAAAGGAAGCGTGCGTTTTACAATGGGCGGCAATGCAGCACCAGCGGCAGCAACTAAACCAAAAGAAACGCATGTTGCTGGATATGATGAATTTGTAGCATTGCAAAAATCTAAAAAAGTACCGCCGGCAGAAATCACAAAGTATATTGCGGCTGAATTTAAAAAACCACGCCTTGCGATGCTTGATGCATTTGAAATGGTGGCCGCCCTTGAATGGTTAAAGAATTATGGGGCGGAAGAAAGCAAAGGTTTTGCCTTATACGATAATGACGAACAAGCATTATTGCATGAAGATGCTGGAGACCGTATTTAATGAAATGGGTAACAAAGGGTATCAATTTAATCAAGTCGATTGGCTGGAATATCTTGATACCCGCTCCGAAAGATGAAGCGTTAAATAAGTTAGATCCGGAAGCAGAATATATCGTTGAAATCAAAAAGAAGGTAAAACGCCGTTCGCTAAATGCCAACGCATACGCATGGGTTCTATGCGATAAGATAGCGCGGGAACTTTCAAAGAACGCATATATTTCAAAAAATGACGTGTATAAGCGCGTTATTCAAGAAGCTGGTACATTTACCTACCTACCAATAAAAAACGATGCCGTAGGCCGATTTATTGAAATTTGGCACGGCCACGGGTTAGGCTGGTACGCCGAAGATGCCGGCCCAGCTAAAACGGAAGGTTATACAATCGTTCGCGCATATCATGGAAGCAGCGTTTACACGGTAGATGAAATGCGGCGTTTGATTGATGCATTAGTTGAAGATTGCAACCAATTAAACATACCTTTAGAAAATAATGATTATATCAACTCATTAATAAATGAATGGGGGAACAATGAACAAGCGAAAGAAACTTGATAACGTTCTATACGCCAGAACCAGAAAATGGGCGTATGAACGCGATGAGGGTTTATGCGTGCTATGTGGTGCAATGGCAACCGAAGTACATCATATAGAGTTTAGATCGCACGGCGGTTTATCAAATCTTAATAATCTGGCTTGCTTATGCCGTGATTGCCATACAAAAGCGCATGGCGTAGATGCTAAACAAATTAGGGAAATCTTAAAAGAAAGGAATTCAAAAATACAATGGCAGAACGGCGAATGATGTCAAAAAAAATTATTGATACAGATAATTTCCTAGATATGCCACAAAGTACACAATGCCTATACTTTCATTTGCTGCTGAGGGCAGATGATGACGGCTTTATTCAATCGCCAAAAAGCATTATGCGTATAACGGGGTGTAAGGAAGATGATTTAAAACTACTTATTGCCAAAGGGTTTGTTATTGGTTTTGAAACTGGCGTTATCGTAATCCGTCATTGGCGTATACATAACTATGTTCAATCTGATAGGTATTCAAAATCAGAATTGCCGGAAGCGCAAAAAGTAGAACTGATTAACAAGGTATATGAACCGGTAAAAATGCCGATGAGTGCAGATAATAACTGCATGGATACAAAATGTATACAAAATGGATACAATCTGGATACACAGATAAGAATAGATAAGATAAGAGAAGAAGAGAATAGAAAAGAAATAATATGTCATGTTTCACATGACGATGTGGAAAAATCTCATATTGATATTATCGAATATCTTAATCTTAAAACCGGTTCAAAGTTTAAACCTACAACAAAACCATATATCCAAGCGATACGATCACGCTTGAAAGAAGGATATACGGTTGACGATTTTAAAACGGTGATTGATAAAAAATGCCGTGAATGGAAAGGTACAAAACTAGAAAAGTATTTAACGCCTAAAACTCTATTTGCGCCAAGCCATTTTGATACATATCTCAATTCAAATGAAATGGCAGCCATGACAGATACAGAACGAAAGGTTGCAGAATTAAACGCGTTAATTGATGCGGTGGAAGGGGGAACACATGAAGCCGGAAACATTGAAGGCTACGGGCCAACTATTGATATATGACAAATTCGATAGTGCGAAAGTTAAAATGTACGCCTACATGTTAGAGGATATCAACCCGGTAACATTGGCGGAAGCTATCAAACAATGTATCAATACATGCGAATTCGTTCCAGCCGTTGCCACTATTCGCAAGAAAGCGGCAGAAATTTCCGGTTATGTGAATGGTAAGGAAGAACGATTGATTGCGCAAGATGCATGGGAAGTAGTGAGAAAAAAGGCAAGCCAAGTAGGTTATGAGAAAGGCCTTGATGAGTTGGAAGGTATAACAAGGCTTGCTGCTAAAACTGTATGGCGCTTCTTTGACCCAAGAAACTGCCAAAGCTATAACGAAAGCGCAGCAATGAGCCAGTTTTGTAAGGCTTATGAGCAACTGGCAGCACGTGAACAAAGAAATATGGAAATTGCGGCAAGCATCAAAAATAACGGCTTATTAATGGCAGCGCGTAAACGTGCAGAACTTAATATGCCGAAACAAACAGAGATTAAGATGCTAGATAACGGCCATTTGGTTGAAGTTGAAAAACACGAGCCTATAGACCTAAAAAGCATGGTTAAAGATGCCGATATTTCAGATGAAAGTAAAAAGTTAATTCTGGGGGTGCTGGAATGAATAAAAAGTATAATGTGTTCCCGAAACTAATCGAATGTAGGGAATTATTAGGATATACACAAGCCAATATGGCGGCGGGTGTTGGGGGTGGCAAGCCCCCCGGCGCCGCCGCACCCGTGCAGCGGGAGACGAAGGCTCCTGAGTCCACGGCGGGAGCGCAGGACTACCAGCGTCAGAAGGAGGCGGCTAAGGAGCGTCGTGCCCTCGAGCGTGAGCTGAAGGCCCAGGAGGAGCGCAGCGAAGCCATTGATGCCGAGCTGAGTGCTCTGGAGGAGAAGCTCGCTGATCCCGCCCATGCCACGGACGCCAAGCTCTTCGAGCAGTACAGCCAGCTGAAGAAGGAGCAGGAGCAAGTCCTCGCCCGCTGGGAAGAGCTCAGTATGCAGCTCGAAGGCTAA